CCCGCCCCCGCCGCTACGGACGCACCCGCTGTTGGTATGGCTAGTAAACTTGCACCCACTGTGATAACACCATCAACTAAAAGAGGAGCAATCTGCTCTAAGACTTGTTGCCCTAACCCTGCGTCCTGACCAAAGATTTGTCTCATCTGGTTTAGATGAGCTTGTTCTTCAGCGTTCTTGAGCAGTCCTTCTTTTCCATACTCCGCACCAAACAAAGCACCCACTCCGTAATATAGAGTAGAAAAACTTTGGCTGATGCTCATGCCAATTCCCTCTAATCCTAAATTAGGATCTACATCGGCTACATATTTCTCAAGTATTTCAGAAGGTGTAAGACCCTCAGTTGTACCTGCAAGTTTAGCGAGTCTAAAGGAGTCAGCATACTTATCGTCATTCTCTAGTACAGCCATGCGTGACTCCGCAAGCATCACGTTACTAACAAGCCTCTTGGAGTCTTCGATTTCTATTTCTTTTTCACTGAAGCCAGAGTCTTTAAGAGCTTTCTTAAATTGTTCTGGTTTAAGAGACAGGGCGGGTTGCACAAAGACACCACTATATTTCCTACGCAAAACATTTTGAGACAAGTCATCCTCATCGTCAGTAAATTTAAGTTGAGCGTCTAAAGTATCAGAACCACTAATAGCAATTTCTGAGATGATATCATCCACGACATCTTCTAAAATTTCCCCACCCACACCTACTTTTTTCTCTAACGCTGTGATCAGTTTTAGTTTTGTCTCGTTAACTTCATCCTCGTAATCCTCCCGCATCGCTTCAAACTTTCGTTTTTCGAAAGTCTCCATTGCTTCCTCTTTATCAAAACTCAACCAGTTCCAACCCTCTTTGATGTTTGATTTTACCCAGTTGAATACTTCTCCTGTAGAATCAAAAGATTTGTCGAACCATCCCCAAGATTTTTCTTTTCCCAGATGAGTAGCAAGGGCATCAAACTGCGCTTTAATTTTTATATCTTCAAGAGAGTCTCCCTCCTTCAGTAGCTCCTTCACCTTAGCCTCTGCCGTCTGTCTTTGATCGACTTCATAAGCCATCAAATTATTCTTATCCTCTTGAACTTCTCTAAACTTTCTTAGAGCAAATACATCTCTAGGTTTTACTCCAAAGTATTCCCCTTGCCGAATGACATCCGCTTCGGACATATTCTCCCCCATCTTTCCACCAAGGAAAACTCTTTCACCTTGCTTGTTTGTATAAACCCCCGCCCCTAACTCATCATTCTCATATAAATCTGTAATGTAGTTTTGCTTCTTCTGTCTTATGATTTCCTCTACCTCAGCTTCATCAATGTCTTCAGGTAATTCTTGTCCTGTTTCTATAGCTGTAGCGTATTTTAATACTTTCTCTTTCTCCCCCTCTTCGAAGTCCATCCTTGAACTAGAATGAACCATTTGCTCTTTAAGAAAGATTGCGTCTTCTTCTGCGGTAGTTTGTAGACCTGAGTATTTTTGGATCTCCCCCGCAATTATATCCCTATTAGAACTATCAAGGATTCCTCTATCCCTGAGTATATTTTGAAATTGTTTCTGAAAGTTTTGCTCAGTCTCCTCGTTGTATTTACCCGCTTGGATATACTCAAGTCTTAGGTGATCTAGATGTTTAGTCCTACTTTCCAGTTCGTCTTCGAAGACATTTTCAGTAGACCATATTGAATATGGAGTTCCTCTAAAAGCAGTATTTGTTTTGGTTTCGCTTGGGTCTGACATAGCAGAAGCAATATGTTTAGGTTATTTATTCGTTCATTTCGCCCCCTTGTTTGGGACGTTGTGTTGGGTTTTTTGGTGCGGGCGCATCTTTGTCTTCGTCCTTGTATAAATTACGCAAACGTCTTAATTCAGCCTCCGCATCTGCTACCGCTGCATCACGTTCAGATTTAAGACTTCTCAAATTATCCGCCCGTGCTTGAGAAAGTTGTTTTCTTAATTCTGACCCGCTTATAGGAGTGTCTTTTGTTGAGCCTAAGATAGTTCCATCGGATAGTTCTACCCCTTCAAATTCTCCATAATAAGTTTTTGCAGTATCCACATCTTTGTCGAAATCTTCATCGAGTGTGTTTAATCTTTTTAGAGCATTATCTATCTCTTTAATAGAGTCCGTGTATGAAGCCATCTTGTCGCGGCTTATTGATGTCCTTTGCGCCCTTTCTTCCTCTCTACTCCTGTCCTGCTGTTGCCTAATATTTTCTCTCAAAGCAACTTCGGCATTTGAAAGGATTGCGGCTTCCCTGTCGGTTATAACATCATCTGACAGATATCGTTCTCTCAACCGATCTACATCCGCTTGATCTCGATACTTGTAAGCAAAGTTAATATCAAGACCTGTTGTGTCAGCCAGTCTTTCTTTCTCTTTTTTATCGGCTCTTTTCTCAGTTTTTTTCCTGAGCTTCTTCGCCATCTCCTCATTCCTTTGCTGCATCTTAGATGACAAGAATCTATTAGCGGCGAGAAGAGATTGTTGTGCAATCTTGCTATTAGCAAATGCATCTGGATTGTTAAGCTGTATAAGCCCGATCTGTTCTGATTGTTCGAAAGGAGAAAGTTCGTCATTCTCCATAATATTTTGGATGGGCCTTAACAATTCTTCTGCCCTGATATCGGCATCCCGTTGATCCCTTATATCTTTTTTGCGCTGCTTAAATTCAAATAAACTTGTCTCATAGGCCAACTCGGAAGCTCGTTCTTTTTGTATCTGCCCACGCAGTTTAACCATAAGGTCTAACTGAGGCATGATTTGTTGATCTGCTTTCGCATTAAGAAAAGCTGACTCTGAGCGAGTAAACCCAAAGTCATTTCTTACTGGAGCAATGTCCCTGTCAAAATCTAAAAGTGGGTCAGCCATTATCCGAAGAGTTTAAATTCTGGGTCTTGAAGTTGTTTCTGCGTTCTAGCAATAAGTAGTTGGGTTAAACCCCTATTCATCTCTCTTATTTCGTTAGCTCGACCTGCGGCTACTTTTTGTTGTTGCCGCATAGCAGGAGTGGAGATAGCGGGAGCCATAGCTTCTGGAGAACGGGCATAATCTAAAGCAACTGCTTCAGCCGCTCTACTAAAGCCATCTTTCCGTAGTTGTTTAGCTAACCTCAATCGTTTTTTTCTAGAGTATACTTCTCGTCTCGACCCCGCTCCCAAAGTTCTGTTCGGGTCATTTGCTCGCGCAAAGAAATTATCATAGTCTCTTTTGCGTTTTGCTTTCTCGTTAAAGATTCCCCGCTCTTCTTTTAATTCCCTCTCGAAAGCGTTAGGATCAATATCGAGATTTGCTGCTTCTCCTCTGAGCATACCTATTTCTTTGTCTAAGTCTTTTCTAGAAAGACCTCTACCAAAAGCCTCAGTGATTCTTCCCCTGAGCATTTTCCTTTGCTCTAGATTATCTGAAGCTGCTAACTCAGCTTTTCTCTCTTGTTCGGCTAACCGAGCTTCCCTTTGAGGATTTGATTCAAAACCCGCTGCTTCCAAATTGGCATCGATCTCTGCTTGGTTCTGTCCTAGATCCATGTAGTTCTTAGTAATCTCATCCTCCTCTTCGTCTTGAGAATCTACGATACCTAAAAATTTTTTGACCCCACTTGTAGCAGGATTTGGAGAACTTTGTCCTTCTATGAAAGCCTTATATAAATCTAGTACAGGTTTATTTCGTTTTAACGAATCAAAGACAAGAGAATTAGTAAGCGAAGTAACCGACATAGCTTAAATTTAAGTTATTTCCATGGGAAAGTCAATCGATGAGGGTAGTCTCCGCGTTCTGTAAAGCATTACTTAAAGTTTTTATAGTAGTTCTTCTATAAGGCATAGATAAACTACCTTCTTCTGGAGGGTCTACTGCTACTAATCCTAGTCTCTGTCGGGCGCAATCTAAGGCTAAAAAGGCGGCATCTGCTAGGTCGGGACTCCTTCCGAAACGAGATTTAAACTCAGGCTTCGATTCAATTTTCATGCGGAGGCTCCCGCTTTTCACCATGTCATAATTTCTTTCAGTTATTTCTTGAGCAAGATCTGAGTTTATCCCAAAGATTTGTTTTGTTCGCATCAATTCTTTTCCGACAAACCAAAGTTCTGAAACTCTATTGACGTATAAATCTACACCTATTTTAGGACTGTTGGCACTCACTCTTTTGTCACTGGCTTTCCCGCCAAAAGAAATACGCATAAATTTATTCGACCACTCTCCTGCTAGAACATCACAGAAAGGAGCACCTGCTCCCGTAGCATCGACACTTACATTCTCTGGTAAGATCTTTAGCTTCTCACACTTTTCTTTGATCTGTTGAACAATCTGATACGTCCTCGGCACGGCTTTATTTGTAGCATCATCATTAAGATGTATGGCGTTTCCAAATTCTATAACGTATTGGCCTGTAGAATCATATCCACATTTAGCTGTATACAAGATCGTCCTGTCCCCACCATTAGTAAAAGCAGGGTCTATCCCACACAGATTGACGGGTGATCCTTGCCAATCCACTTGCTTCATCGCTCCGCTAGAAGTTATTTCATTCTCTGTGTATATGCCTGTCGTTTCATCACTGTCAAAAAAGACAGCCCTAACCATCCGCATATACCCTCTGCTCTCAACCCCAAGTAACGATTTGTCTTCTGCAAGTTTTTCTTCTGTCGGCAACCAAGGATAAATGGTTTCTCCCGCAATTATGTTTGGAGATTTTTCACCATCTAAACGTATATATTTGCCATTCCATTTAGTCTCCCACACATCATCCAAGTTTGTGTCCACACTATCCCAACCATCTTTGGGGGTAGACCAAACGCCGAACGCATCAAATCTACTGTTGGGGTTGCTCATACCAATCATCTGGAATGAGGGGTTTTTAGACAAGTTTGTAAGACCCGCGTTAAGGATAGCTTCAGAAAGTTCTGAAAGCTCGTCCCCGATTAGAATCACTCTTTTCTGTTTGATACCAATAAATTTACCGACAGCCTCTTTGGTCTTACTCTTTTCAGCAGAGATCAAAGATAGTCCTGCTCTTTCAATAAGAATATCCTTCTCATTAATATAAGCAGCATTACCAATTGAATCCCGAATCTTGATCGGTGCATCATCTATCACTGACAGGAGAGACATTACACTACCCCATATTCGTTTACGGGCTTCACGAAGCGTGGTGGATGTCATCAAAACTAAAGTGTCTTGCGGTTGACTTAACCAATTAACTATCCCCCAAGCTGCCATAGTGTGGGACTTACCAGAAGAAGCTGACCCTCCAACAGCAAGGTATTTGTTTTCAAGGGCCGCACGAATCATGAGAGTAGCCCAAGGATGACGAACCATTAATTTTTCTGGGAGGTCTTCGCGGTTCCAAAGCTCGTCACATATCCTCCAAAAATAATACTCTCTTGCAGCTACTACTTCATGGTTGGCAAAACCATACAGCAAAGCAGTTAAAAGGCTAGTCGGTGGGATTTTAAATCCTCCCACATCCATCTTTTTTGTTTTAGGATCAATGCGAGGCTCTAGTAACTGCTTGCTCCTTTGTTCATTTAAAGCCATAATTATATTAAACAGTAAGGCTAAATAAAATGGGTATCAATTCGAAACAAGAAATACAAGAACGTGCAGTCGAATTGTATAATTTAGACTGGAAAACAAGTTCGATTGCGAAGGAGTTGGGAGTCCATGCGGGGACAGTTAGACGTTGGTTTAAAAAAAGAGGTATTCCTGCCAGAAAGAATGGACTGGTTATGGTAGAAAAAACAGAGGAATCCCAAACTTCTCCTGATAAATTAGCGGAAGATATTGAGCAGAATTTAGAGAACATGACGGACGAGGCAGTTCTTCGTGCAAAGCATGACGCTCGGATAGAAGAAGATCAGACAATGATGGAGATCGCAGAAAGTCAAAGCAGTCCCGCTGATAAGTATCAGCATTATGTAGCAGCAGCAGGAATAAAGCTGTTGAGAGACAGTATGAATAATTTAAAAGGGCCTAAGAACGTAAGAGAACTATCTGAGTTAGATCAACTTATACGCAGAAACTTAGGTCTAAATTCTAAAACTGGAGGAGGTGCTTCAAGTAAAATGCAGATTGATATCTCAATCTTGAATAACAAGAAAGCAGATAGGGGTGGGGGAACCGTAATAGACATTGAACCAAATGATTAATAACTTCGAAAACTTTTCTTGGGACTACGATCCAAAAGACGACCCATATGCAAAGCGGATGAAGACCCCTTTGGATATTGATGCTGTAAAAGGGTCAGAACAAACTTCTTATGCTGAAGTTATATTTTTCCATCAACTCGAAGAAGCACTTGTTGGAGTAGTAGAACACGCGAACGGCCCTCCTGTAGCTTGCTACAGTAGTGCAATATCAATTGAGATTCTTAAAGAAGAACATGGCCTTTCAAAAGAAGATGCTCGTTTTGCTTTGGCACAATTAATCGACGCAGACTTAGGCCCCTCTGCCCCATGCTTCCTTGATACAAGTATTGTTGAAAAATAATGTCACTGTTTAAAAACAGAGAATTGGTTCATAACCCAAAAGTTCTTATCAGAAAAGATGATGAGAATGATTTCTCTTTTTCAGTAAAACAACTTGAGGGAGCTTTCTATAGAGTTGTCCCCAAGACAGGTAGAGAAGTTTTGTTTCTCCAAAGCCTAAAGAAAAATGTTTTTGTATACTCTCCCGCAGAGGGAGATGGTTTAATTATAACTCTTAATTTATTTTGATCGTAGGAATAGATAATGGATTAGACGGAGGTCTATGCTCCATATCTAAATGCACAGGCACAGTGATTGATAAGATCGTTATGCCTACGAAATGGGTGTGCAAGAAAAGAGAAGTGGATACATACAAGATTAAGCAATGGTTGTTGGATCTCCACACTCCTTTTACTCTAGCTATCGAAGAACCCCTAGCACACGCAAAAAGCTCGCAAGCTGTAAGATCAATGGCTTTGAGTTTTGGCAAGATCGTCGGCATGGCCGAAGCGTATGATTACGACATCGAACGTGTATCCGTCCATAAGTGGCAAAAGGTGATGCTTGGTTTCAGACCAAAGGGGATGACAAAAAAAGTTGCCCTGTCAAAAGCTCAAGAGATTGCTCCAGAAGAATGTTGGATCAAAAATAAGAGGTGCAGAAAAGCTCATGATGGAATGGTCGATGCCTTCCTGATTGCCCGTTATTTATGGGAATCAGAAAGAAATTGAAAAAAACCAGTTGACTGAATAATCCACATGGGCCATGGTCATCGCCATGAATCAACAAGCCCATTCGGAGAGAGGCCATGCCGAGTTCTCTCCAAGCTCTCTAAAATATTGCGCTGGTTGCGCTGGATACAACGGCAGAGAAGGAACGAATGCTGCCGCTGAAATGGGGACAAGGATTCATGAAGCAATCGAAATTGAAGATCCTTCTAATCTACAGAGCGAAGAAGAAGTTTCTATCTACGAAGAGATCATATCAGATCAAACTGAGTATCTAAAAAATTACGCAAACACAGAACTGACTGAAAGTCACTCTGAAATACTTTTGGACATAGCTCTGAAAGGAACCTCAACCTACGGCACTTGCGACCATCTCAGCATTTACGGTGCTAAGGAGGGAGTGTTGATCGATTACAAAACTGGTATCAGTAAGATCGACACTCCCAGAGAGAATTATCAGGCGAAAGCCTACACTATTGGATGCTTCCAAAAGTTTCCTGATCTAGAGTCAATAACTTTTGTTTTCTTCATACCCCAAAGAAACGAGATACTTTCGGACACTTTTAACAGGGATGAATTAGAAGACCTTATTACAGATGTGTCTTCTGTAATTCTTGAAGCCGAAAGAATTAGACCCAAATGGGAAACAGGGACACCAGATATCCAAGACCTTACTCCCACAGTTAATTGTAGGTTTTGTAAATACGAAGATGTATGTCCTGCGTTGGGTGGTTTAGTAGTTGAGGTTGCTAAAAAGATTAACCCTCAGTTACCTGATGTAGACATAGACTCTACAGAAGACCCTGATGTAATAGAACAGCTATGGGCAATACATAAGATTGTAACCAATTGGGCTGATAGATTTAAAAAGAGAGCGGTGCAACTTGCCCAAGACGGGATGGAGTTCCCCAACCTTCAACTGAAGAAGATGTCAGGAAGACGTAATGTAACCGACTCCAAAAAATTTGTGGAAATCGCTGCTGACTTTGGGATGGATAGTGAACAGCTTCTCGAACACGTATCCATCCCATTGTCAAAAATAGCTAAAGGAATTGGTGACAAAGCTGACAGAGGTCAGAAACAAGCTAGAGCATCTGAGTTTATGGATAGATGTTCAGAGGAGGGAATCATAGAACAATCACCCGCAAGGCATACTCTGTCTTGAGGAAAACCAGAAACAAGAAACAAGAAACATAGAAACAAGAACTATGAGCAAGAATAAAGAAACGAAAGAAATGATTGCTAGTGCTACAACAAATGCACTCGCAGTTGGAGGACTCTCCGACACTCTTGAAGCAAGTGATATCGATATCCCTCGCATCAATGTTGTCCAGAAGACAAGTGACATTACTTGTCGTGATGGTGAACCTGCCCCATACGGGTCTATTGTCCTAGATAAAAGATTCATATTGGCGCAGCCAGAAGAGCCTATCAAGGTGACTCCTTTGGTAGCTACCAAACAGTGGAGAGAGGATATCCCTTTCGACTCTGATGAAGTTCCACGCATTGCAGGAACTATTGAAGAAAAAAATAAACTCGCTCTCGACAGTGATTACAACCTACTGGAGTTTGCTGAGATTACATTTTTGTTCGAAGGTGACGATGATGTAGAGGCGTTCCCATTGCCACTTGGCAAAAAGAACTACGCTATTGGCAGAATCAACGTAGCTAAAGACGCATACAGGCAGACCTTTAAGAGGCTTGCTACTTTCGCTATGTATAACAAAAAGACTCCACCCCATCAAAGGATTTGGAATCTTACAAGTACGGCAATCACAAGAGGTAAATATTCTTGGTTTGCTCCGTCTCTGTCTATTACAACAGATGAACCTTCTGAAGAAGTAACGTCTTTCGTGGAGGGCTTCATGCAACCATAATGAGTAAATTACTTACCCATCTTGAAGTATACGAGACAGAAGTCAAAGCCATGAAGAACACTATCAAGGAGTTAGAGGATTCTAAGTCTAAGATAGATGTAGCTATTGCGGCTAATAAAATCCTTTTGGAAGGACTAGAGAGTAATCTTGAGTCTGCGAAGGAAGGAACAGACATCGTCCACGTTGTAACAAATTAGGCAAAGCGGCGGCGGGTTGCTACCTTTTCCCGCTGGTTAATTCATCGCCTTTGGGTAACCGCATAAAAGCCCGAACACTACCCCACCCCCTTTAAGACTTTGGAGGGGGTGGGGTTAATAAACTTATGAATACATTCGCAGTAGACTTTGAAACATATTACGATAAAGAATGCTCAATAAAGACATTGGGCGCATTAGGTTATTTTAGCCACCCTAGTTTTGATGCCTATATGGTTTCAGTAGTTGGAACAGAGGGAACCAACTTCGTAGGGCATCCAAAAGATTTTGATTGGTCAAAACTAAATGGACAGATAGTGCTGTCACACAATGCTAGTTTTGATGAAACCCTTTTCCTGTATGGTGTATCCCAAAACTGGTGGGGTGATTGTGATCCCGCAGAATGGCACTGCACCGCAGATCTAGCTGCATACTGTAGGCTTCCTAGATCCCTTAAAGGATCTACAGCTAAACTCTTTAATCTCACTGTAGATAAATCTACCAGAGATAATATGTCTGGGAAGAGGTGGGAAGATATGTCCCCAGAGTTCAAAGAAGAGGTAAGCGAGTATGCCTTAAAGGATAGTGAATTATGTCTCAAGCTATGGGATACACTGAAAGACAAGTGGCCTCAGTTTGAACGAGATATAAGCACAATAAATAGGAAGATTGTTCAGACAGGGATACCAATCGACTCAGACCTGTTGGCAGAGCAACTAGTAATAATCAACAAAGCTCTGTTCGAAGCCGAAGAAGCTATCCCGTGGATAGATGAAAAACCTCTTCTTAGTAGAGCTGCCTTTGATCAACAATGTAGAATCATGGGGATTGAGCCACCCCCTGCTAGTCTAGCTGAATCAGATGAGGAGGCAAAAAAATGGATCGAAGCAAACGCCAAAGAACATAAATGGATTCAGGCCGTTAAAGACTGGAGGCGTATTAACTCGATCAAAAAGAAGCTACAAAGTTTTGATTATGCGACAATGCCTGACGGGAGATACTATGGAGGGTGTATGTATTTTGGAGCGCATACAGGAAGGTTTAGTGGATCAGGGGGAAATCTAAATCTTCAGAATTTGCCTAGAGATGAAATGTTCGGTGTAAATCTTAGACACCTCATCTGCCCTCCACCTGACAAAAAATTAATCGTAGTAGACCTATCTCAGATTGAAGTTCGGACACTTTGCTGGTTAGCTGAAGATCGCAAGATGCTTAAAGAGATTGAGGAAACAGATGACATTTATGAAGCGTTCGCCATACGATTTGGGATGTGGGATAAAAATAAAGGAGATCTGAAGAAAGAAGATCCTTCATTAAGACACTCTGTAAAAGCAATGGTTTTAGGGTGTGGTTACGGGGCAGGGGCTAGTCGTTTTGCTTCTATGTCGAACATCACAGAAGAAGAAGCCCAGAAACAAATAAGTCTGTATAGGAGAAAGATGAAGAAGGTAACTTCTCTGTGGAAGTATTATACTGATTCTATTGCAGGTTCGGTGGATTCGGGGGTATGTATTAATACCGAAGGAAAAACAATACCTACCAAGTTAACGATAGAATTGCCGAGCGAGAGAACATTAGATTACGGCGAAGTATTACCCCACGACGATAATCAATACACGGCTTTCATACCGAGACATGGCAAAGCAGTACAAGTCAGATTGTGGGGAGGGCTTATGGCAGAGAACGCATCTCAAGCTCTAGCTAGGGACATCTTCTCGGATATGCTACTAAGAGTAGATAAAGCAGGTTACAAAATTATTATGCACGTACACGATGAACTTGTCGTGGAAGAAGATGCGGACAAAGCAGAAGAATCATTAGCACACATTATTAAAATAATGTCTACCCCTCCCGAATGGATACCAAAAATCCCTATTGCGGCAGAAGGATCAATCCAAACAAGATATGAAAAATGAAAATTAAATACTTAAAGAATCTTAAATCAAAATCCTCACTGATCACTGCTGATCACCCCATGGATATAAAAGTCCAACCTATACCTCAATTTAAGACAAAAGCTAAATACAGAGAATGGTGTGCCAAATCAGACACTGATCACGCTTTCCTTACGGGGTTTGAAGGTATCAATCCTAACGCACGTATTGAAGGGGAGAATAAAATTTGTCGTATAAATGCGATACCTGTGGATTTCGATTCGCCTCCTGATTGGGTTAACGTAAAAGATATCATAGCAGCTAAGTGTCCTAAAGCCATGCCCGACTCTTATTGCAGAACATATAGTGATTTTATTAGGGTCTGGTTTAAACCAGAAGATTCGTTTTCCATACACTACCCACTGGTTGCTCCATTTTTTAAGCACTTAAAACAAATCCTCCAGTATCACAAAATATTTGCAGGGTATGATAAGAAGTCCGAATCGCCTTCTCAGCTTATGGAGATCGGCACAAATTGGGTGAAGCTAGGAGGAGTCATAGACAATAGCATTATACAGACGGCTTTATTTAAGGCTGCGAAAGAAAAGCCTCCTGAGTCTAAAGATACTTCTATCCCTATAGATGTTATAGCAGAGGAAGTTGAGAAGAGATTTCCCAATCGTTGGATAGGAGATTTCGAAATTGGTTCTAGAGGCCCTTTGTTTTGGATTGATGATGGTATCGAAAGAGAGGGATGCCAAGTATTTGAAGATGGCATGGTTGTCTATTCAGATCGTGATATGCCGTGGAAGACATGGAGAGACATATTTGGTTCGGATTTTGTGCAGGACTTCGAGCAACAAAAGATGGGGGATTTGCTCGATGAGTATTGGTTTAATGGGAGACAATTTTTTAAACTGCTTCACGGAACAGCTAAACCAATTCCTAGAGATCAATTAGTTCTCGAATTAAAACAGAGAGGTTTCAAAGGAGGGAGGCCCAAGAAAGGTGAGAATGTTACAGAAGTCGAAGCGGCGATTGTTTTGATTAGCAACACTAACCGAATAGACGAGATAGCCCCTGTTGTGTTCAGAAGAAACGAAAGGATTGTTTCATACAATGGGCTACAGATACTCAACTCTTCAACTGTCAAACCAATAGAACCCGCAGGTGAGGGAGAAGGAGACATAAATAACTTTCCTTTTCTGCACAGATTCTTCGATCAATTCTTTGAGGACTCCATTGAGATACGAGCTAAATACTTTTTCTTCGCATGGCTCGCCCGTTTTTATAAAGGTTTCTACAATAACAAAGAAGATCAGGGGCAAGCTCTTATTTTCGTTGGCCCTGCCAAGAGAGGTAAAACCCTTGTTACTAACAAGATAATAGCAGCTCTTGTTGGGGGTTTTGCAGACGCAAGTGACTACTTATCTGGAGGAACAAAATTTAACAAAGACTTAGGTAGAGTTGCGTGTTGGGTTGTTGATGACACAGTAAGTGCAGCTTCTTTTCAAGAACTTAGGAAAGCAACTGAACTAATAAAAAGAAGTGTAGCCAACCCAAGGTTTGAGTATATGGCTAAATTTGTAGATGCCGTGTCATTGCCGTGGGGAGGTAGGGTTGCTCTTAGTCTAAATGACGACCCAAACTCTATGAGTGTTATACCCACTATGGACTCAAGTAATAAAGATAAGTTGATGGCCTTTAGAATAGCTAAACAATCTTTTAAATTCCCACCCAAAGAAGAACTTGAAGCAACCATTGAAAAGGAACTCCCCTTTTTTGCAAGGTGGTTGATGGATTGGAAACCTCCAAAAGAGGTATTGGACGACGATAGATTCGGTGTGAAGAGTTACATAGACAAGAGTATAGCCTCTGCTGCGTATGACAATTCACCTAGAGCACAAGTTTCTGAGCTTCTAGATTTATTCTCAAAGAGAGTTAGAGATGACAACCCTGATGCTGCGGCGTGGAAAGGAACTATCCTAGAGCTTCAACAGAAAGTAGATGGATATAATATTCCTAAGACAGCAATGGGTAGAATGAGTGGTCATGACTTTTTAAGGAACGGACTGGCTCATTTAGAAGATATTGGCAAATCCAATAAAACAGTTAGACCTGTTATTTCTAAAGGCAAGGGCAACGGGAAAATTTGGACAATCGACATTAACATTAAATTTGATATCGATTACGTAGAGGCAACTCCTACTTTAGAGAACCAGCCCTTCTAAGGGCCGCAATAGGTAAATGATATCCGTCTACTTTGTAGGTAAATCCATAATCATCAGGTTCTCCACGTAGTTTATACTCGCCATTTTTCTGGATCTTATTTGCTGTCGCCCACCCTAGTAACCATGCTCTTTGAAAATCCTTACGCACACGCACAAAGAAGTATGCGTTAGCGGGGAGTTTCTTTCCTTCTGGGCAGTTAACAGAAGCAGTATAGTGGGGTTGGGGTTTACCTGCACAACACTTTGATTTCACATCGATTGTTCTGTTACCAAGAACATAGTCGTGCGTATACTCAACGTCCCCTTCGTACACAGCTTCTGGGTATAAACACTCAAAAGCAACTTCCCCCAAAAAACCAGTCATCCTTCCTGCACCTCTAGTGAACGAGTTCGGCAACACGCCTAGTTTCTCACTACGCTCAAAAGCCTCTTTGACATGATCACTGGTTGGGGTGAAAACCAGCATCCCTTTAGTCCGAGAAAAGTTAGGGGGTAATTTTTTCCTGCTCATCCGCTCCCTACTCGTTTTAATAAACGCTCGTAGGCAGGGAAAAATACTTCATCCATACATCTAACTACAGCTTCCTGCTCAAACGTCTCACAGAATCCAACTCCTGAGATGCAGAGGGAAGCCTCCATTAACTCATGTCTCAGTGTATTAAGAAGTTGTTTACCTTCTAAATGCTCTGAGACAAAAATCATTTTACGCTCATGACTATAGTAACCATACAAATCGTCATCCGAAAGATCAGCAGTAGCGATCTTAACTGTCTGACCTGCGATTCGTATAGACTTGGGTATAATCATTTTCCATAGAAATCATTAATTCCTCTGGCGTAAACTTTTGCTAACTTGTTTAAATCTGACTCAATCAGAGTGACATCAGATATATTTGATCCGAAAAAAGGTTCAGCTATGCAAGCATAGCAAGGAGTCTTCCTCAAAAAGAGTGCTCCTCTTTGCCCTTTAGATCGTGGTTTTACACCACGCGAAGCTAAGTTTGGATAAGCTGCATCCATTGCTTCCTTTAATTTTGTAGCGAGTCTTCGACCTCCTCTGCTGGATTCCCAATGCAACCACTCATGACCAGTTGCAGTTGGCCCTGCCGCGTTAAAATGAAACTCAATGCAAGCGTCCACATTGTCTTCTCTCATTTTACGAGACACATAATTCATTGCCCCCACATAGCTTGAGGCATTGTAATCGTCATAAACTTTATAAGGTACTTTTAGCTTAGGAGTAATTAAAGGGAGAAGTTCAGTATTGAATTTCTTTTCACTGACACTAGGCGTACCTACTGTGTAAGCACCTGCGTCTCCTCTTCTAGAATGTCCTATTGCTAAACCTATCATTTCTTATATTTAAAAATTAACCTATACAAGGACACAGCAGCCACTGCGATTCCCAGAATCAAAGATATAACTCTTAACCAATATTCTATCTGCTCCTGCATAGAAGCTGCGATAGCTATTGTGGGAGTTAATGTCCCTAAAAGGGTATCTATCAGCTTCGAAGAATTCATTTATTCCCAATAGTTATGGCCCTAAGATATGAGTAGTCGCTGTGAAATTTATGTTTTTTCCTGCCTGTCAAAACTCCCTCCACAAACTCATATTGTTGGCCCTCAATCAGAGTTACTGTCGGAGGATCGTAGAGTGCGCTGTCGTTCACGACTGAGTCGTTTGCCCAATCTTTCAATCCGCAGCTTTGCAGAAGGAGTGCCAATACGGGCAAGCTCATCAATTTCATCTTCGATCTCATCTATGTAACGTCTGTTTTTTAAATTTATATATGCTACGAAAGCCTCTAACGCAGCAGTTATTAAACGCATAAAGCGCATTGTTATTTGTCTTTTGCTTTTCCTACATTCAACGCCAACCATTCAACAATGACATATAGCTTTCGAACTATGCTGTCATCTTTAGGAGTTGGGGTTAATGCACAAATAGCAGAAGCTGCCGCTACAACTGCGGTAAGACATCCAATGATGTTTTCTTTGTTTTCAATAATATAGTTAATCATATCGCTTATAGTTAAATTTACATAATGTTTGGTACTCTTGTTCCTGACCCACTAGGATCAAAACGTAAAACTGGTTTGGCTTCTCCACGATACGCATCTAGCTCTTCGTCTAAAAGTTGTCTGCATACATTCCAATGATAATTGGCCCTCTCAAGATCTGCGTTTTCTTCCGCTACACTGCCAAGTAAAGCGTGTTTAAGAGCATTCAAATTGCTCGGCCTGACCACATCATAGGAGTTAATCAAAGTTTTAAACTTTCTTTTAACCAAAACTCTCATCGTCTTTTTGATGGTATCAGATGGGTCATTACCAATCCTGTACCTTCTGTAAGAGTTAACCTTGTTTGCTTCCTGAACCGTGGCAAGTTCTAGCTTTTCAGTTGAGTCAGCAGCATTGACAGCAGTTATCTTTACAGGGTTCGTGAGAGAGGAATCACCATTCCTTATTTGTGTAATCTTCGTGAATTGAGAAGAAGAAGAAATGCTTGAAGTAGCGGTATCAAAATTAGGTGAGTAAGTAATTGTTTCTGGAGTAGAACTATTATCTAGACCTGTAACAGTAACAAAGTTGTTACTAGTTCTGGGTATTGAAGTCTGTGGCTTGATAGGCTCGACATGAATATAATAACTCTTAGAAGCCTCTAATTCATTTACAGTCGGCACAAATCCATCGTCCACAATACCGTAGCTATAAAGGGTAGTCCCGTCTTTATTTCTACCTGTGATTCGATAATCGTGGAATTGACTCTTCGCTTTAGCAGGATCGTTATCAATCAAGGCTGAAACAATTGCCTCAGCATCATCTGGAAGCGTAAAATTTTGATCTGTTGTAGAAACAGTAGTCTCATACAAAAGATCTCTCCACATCCCCATCGCGTATAGGCGGGGTAAAATTAAGTTCAATTCCTGAATAAATGAGGAACCTACTGATTTAAATTTAGACAGGGCCTCTTCGACACCCGCTACGGTAAGAGTAGCCATACCCTAATTTAATAGAAAAAACCTTGATAGTCAAGGTGACTACTCAGTAGGGCATTTATCAGAACCTGTAGGACATTCAACTACTTTAACCTCTGAATCTGCACTGCTTCCACTAGGTGCTTCCAAGTATTTATGAGTCCCTGATGAGTGGGCTTTGTATACAGTTGCGGTACTGCCAGAAGTCAAAACAGTAGTAGTTGAACCTGAA